TTTTAAACCTTTTTTTAACATTCCACCTGCTAGTAAAGGTTTTCTTGATTCTGCAACTTGTTTATTAAAATATCTATTAGCCATAACTACTTTCCTTTTATCAGATGAGTTGCCTTAAGTCCATAGACAGATGCAATTACACCTACAAAAATTGTTTGGTACCATAACGGTAAATTTCCAAAGTGTACGAAGAATAACTCCATTTTTTCCATATGTACAGGATTATCTGACCATACTGACCATCCCAACATTACGATGGGCACTGATAGCAAAAGCAAAATAAATTCGTCTTTCCAATCTGATTGTCTGGATTCTAAAAGTTTGCCTTGGTAAGCTTCTTTACCTTCAGCCATACGGGATGCGTGCATAAGTTGTGCATCTGACATAGCCATTTTCGTTTTCTGTTTGTTAGCGTATATTTTACTACCAGCAGAAACGGCTAATTTAATTGCCGAGATCCACATGTTAGAACCAAGTAGCTTTTTTACTTTTTGAAGCTAACATTCTTTTAGTTCCTTTAACTTCAGTAGTATCACCTTGGGCAACATAAACACCTCTACCTCTAAAACTTGATTTACCTCTAGGGTCTAGTTCCAAGTTTTGAGAAGGAATTTTGATTTCTGTAGCTTTTTTGTAATTTTTCATAATTTTCTCCTAATTGTTATTATACTATCTTTTCGGACCTTTCAAGGTATTAACGTCTTTAGCTTTCATTTTATCTCCGTAAAGCTTAGTTCCAGTTGAAAGCATTGCTTTATCCATAGTAGTGTCCGCTCTTAACCTAGCTAGCTCGTCGTTTTGATCTAGTTTTTCATCTTGCATAGTTTTAGCTTGGATCATTTTTAATCTATCTAAAGCTAATCTAGCCTCATCTTCTTTCATTTTTCTTTCCTCTTCCTTTGCTTTAAGATCCACTTCTCTTTCTTTAAGTGCTAGTAAAGGGTCGTGATCGAATTGAGTTGTGATTGCTTTTTCTTCCTTCATAAACTCTTCAGTCATGTCCGCAATCAACACAGCTTTTCTAGCTTCTATCACTTGCGAGATTTGAGTTAATTGTTGCTTGGCTCCCGGATCTTGGGCTGCAGCTTGTTGAAGCTGAGGCATCATTTTAAATTCTTGAGGGAACTCTAATTGAACTTGTTCTTGAGCCATTAAAGAAATGTGTTCTAAAATGTTTTTCTCTAACGATGCAGTTACACTTGGATTATTTCTAACAAAATTAGTTGCCATGAAATTTAAATGAGCAGTAACGTGGGCTCTATGATCTTGACCAGGAAATGCTTGGAAAGGTTTTTGACCTAACGCATCTATATGTTCAATCGCCGGATCTTTAGGTTGATTCGGTGGAGGTGGTGGTAAAATTCTATCAATGTCTTTTATACCTATCGCTTGATACATAGATCTGTACGCATTGTACATGTTATGCATTTGTGGATTAGTTTGAGCTAATTGTAATTGAGTCTGAGCTAGTGTCACACGTTGTGACATAGAAAAGATATTTGGATCAGCAATCGGTAGAATATCTACTCTCTCATCAAAGTCCATAGCTTTAATATTTCTTGCAGCACCAGGAACATCATAAGGATATTCAGGTGGTAAGTATGTTGCAAATACTCCTGCTAGTAATTTAAATTCTTTTTTTAAGCCAACGTATAATCTTTTATGGATCGCTGACATGACCCTTGAACCACGTTCTAAAAGAGCTACAGTTGTACCAACAGCCGCCTGCTGGTTCCCATCACCAACCTGCATGTCAGCAATTGATGCGAATCTCTGTCCCGCTTCAACTACTATACCCATCAACTGTAATAAAGTTTGTGATGGCTCTTTGTAAGGCAAGAAGACGAAAGCATCTTTTAGGTTTCCACCTGGAGTATCTACATCTTTAAATTCTCCTGGTTGAATTGCGACAGAGTCATCTCTAACTCTAACACCTCTTTGTTTAAATCCGGCTGGTAAATTTGATAATGTTCCAGCATCTAATAACTGACGGAGAGCCGCCGTTGCGGTACGACTCAATCCGCCAATCATATGTATTAATCCTAAACCATAAAATCCAAGTCCTGGCAGAAATTTAAAGTGGACGAAATATTGGATCTTAAGTTTTTTGGGATCATCAGCTGCAAAGTTTCGTCTAATAGACAAAACCTTTCTACTACCTTCTTCGATTGTAACGACGTAAGGTAATTTTATTCCAGTGGGTTCTCCGTCGGGACCCATATCTTCAAAACCTTCTAAATCTAAATTAACGTGGCATTCTAGAATTGTGTATAGAGGTTCTGTTCTTTGTGTCTTTTGGATTCCTTCAATTTCTCTCTCTTTTTCTTTTAACTCATCTGTAATAGTTCCAGTAGGTTTAGTAAGTTCGATGTCTGAATAAAAGCCAGCATACATTTGTTTACGTAAATCATTCTCTGACATTTTAACTACATGAATAACTGCTTCTGCATCTTCTAATGATGTAGCCGTGTAAGGTACAATAAGATCATCTGCAGGAATAAATTTAGATACGGCTCTTCCTAATAAATCATCATAGTAAACTTTTTTAAATGTTGATCCTGCTAATGGAAGATAGAATAACATCTGATCAAACTCAGGTTCGTATTCTTGCATCTGATCCATAATTTGATAGTTCATAAAATTTTTAACACGCTGAGCTTGTTGTTCTTTTTGAGGAGAACTCATTCCCATAACTTGTGTTCTAACCGGGCCATCAGCTGGTAGTAATTCTTTATAAGCTAAAGCTTGAAACTGTGTAACCGCTTCTGCTAAAACTGGGTGAGTTGCACCACTAGCTCCTTGGAAAGGTTGAGTTCTATTTTCGTATTTGAATCCTAATAATTCTAAACCTACAATGTAAGCTCTTTCCCATTCTGCACGAGAAAATTTATATTCCATGTAATCACTTTGTAGTTGACTACCCACTGCATCTGTAATGTCTTCTGGAAGTAATTCGTTTAAATTTGAAAAGTGATCTTCTTCACCTTCAACTCTATCAATTTGATTTGGATCAAAATCAACGGTTGCTCCACCGTCGTCTTCATCTGTAATTTCTACTGGTCCGCCTGTCTCAATAACTTCGTCAGTTACAACTTCTTCCTGAATATCATTTTCAGGTAAATCTTGTGGACTGCCTACGTTAGGGAGAGATTTATCTATATCTGCCATATTTATTCTCCTGTATTGGTTTATCTTGTTTTTTGTCTTTAATCAACCCCTGAGGATTTGGTCCTCGCAACGGTGGGATCGCATTGAACTTAACATGTTTCATGTTTTTTACAAGTGTTGGATTTTCTTTTTTCATTATAATTTCCTTTTTAAACTGGCTAGTCCGCCTTGTGCATATGGATACTGATCAGCATTGGCTATATCAAATTCTTCTTGTGTTAAATTATCTACATTCGAAGGTTCGGTTAAATTTTTTTTATTTCTAGATATTGCAATTTTTTCTAAATAACTTTGTAAGTCATCTGCAAAGGGTAAATTAGTGGCAGCATATCCTTGAGCAAGTTGTCCAATAGGTGCAGTTATAAAAGAAGCGGGTCTAGTAACTGAAGGAATATAATCAGTAAATTGATTTGATTTATTTCCAAATATATCAAAATCTTGATAATTTTTATCTCCTTTTCCAAGAACTTCTTCTATTTGATCAGGCATAATAACATCGTTTAAATATTTAGAGTATTCTCTCCCAAGTTGAAATTGTTTTGATCTATTAACTTCAGTAACAGTTTTTTCTTTTTGGGCTTTTCTTAAACTTGCAATAGCTTTTGCATATCCATCGTCATAATTTGCATCTGTGGGAGCATTACTAGTTACTCCTTCAATATACGGTAAATCACTACCCGATCCCTTTCTTTCAAAGGATCCAAAACTTTCCATTGAATTTAATGCAAGTGTTTCCGATTCTTTTATATCTTTTTTTAATCTTTCTCTGTTTTTTATTATTTGAAAATCTGTAACGTTTTTAAATAATTCGGGGTTCTCTTTTAATTTTTTTTCAAACATTTCTAACTCATCCACAGACATTCCATATTTGCTAGTTGCTAAATCTAAATCAAAAGCTCGTTTAATATAAATAGCCTCTTGTTCACTCATCCCTTTAGTTAAAGCTTTTTTATAACTGTTTAAAACTTCTTTAGGTAAAAACCAACCAAGACCTTGATCAATTGCTTCTCCAAAAGTTTTACCTTCTAATAAAGCGTTTCCTGTAAATACAGTAGAAACCAAAATATCACCACCAATCCACCCTCCTGGTTTTAAAGAATCTTTTGCTAATGTTTTTAGAATTTTTTTTGCATCTCCTCCTACTTCAAAACCAGTTCGTTTTACCTCACCCCCAGATGCATAATTGTCATAAGTAACTGCTTCTTGTAATTCGTCCAACTGTTTTTTTGGATAGCCTACTTTTTTATAGTAATCTCGGACTATCATTCCAGATTGATCTAGTAAATTTTCTTGATACAATTTTTGTTCAGGTAAACTAAGATCTTTAAATTTTTTAGCTGTTGGATTAATTTTGTTTACATAGCCCATAATATATTGAGGGTCAACTTTTGACATATCTGCATAAATGTTTTCAGATAAAAATTTTTCACCTATCTTTGGAACTTTAACATCTATTTTAGGTATTCTGTTTGTCTGTTGTGAAAGAGTTTTTAAATGAGAAGGAGATATGTCTCTACCAGATCTTTTCATAATAAATTTTAACGCTACAGGATCAGTTAAATTTTTAATTAAACCATTGTAGTTTTGATTCATAGATTTTTTTATGTCTAAGATTTTTTTTTGAGTTTTTGCTGTAACAGGTTTGTTTACTAAAGTTTCTAATTCTTTAAACATAGAATCAAATCTAGTTTCATAGCCAGTTAGTTTCATAACATCCTGATTAAGATAAGGATCTTGATACACTAAACTATTTATATTATTTACATTAGAGTCTTTAAACAGTTTAGGGTATTTATCTGTAATTTTAATAGAAACGGTATGTCCTACATCGTCTATTGAATTTGTTAAATAGATATTTTCATTTTTAGAAATAGTTTTAATTCTCTGTTTATTATTATTTCTAACTTTATATAATTCTAAATCTAATTTTTTTTCAATTTCAAGTCTATTTGAGTCGGCTAGTCTTTCGCCTTTAATTTTTTTTGTTTTATATTTATTTAATATCTTATTAGTTGCGTCATCAAAATTAAACAATTTCTGTGTTCCGGAAGACGCTTTATTTGTTACTTTTAAATCTTTTAGATCTTTTACAAAAAAATCATATTGACCTTTGTCCCCTTTAAAATTTATTCCAAGTTTAGAAGCAATATCTCTTGGAGAAAGATACAAATCTTTAGTTTGAGAAGTTATTAATTCTCTAAAAGCATCTGGATTAGATTTCATATTAGTAGTAGTTTGGGAATAAAGAATTCCGTTTTTAGGTTCAGGTATGGATATAACTGGTTTATGTCCAGAAGATTTGCTACCAGGTCCAATTGTTCTAGTAAAAATACCTTTAATTTTTTCTGGACTTTGTCCTATTGATTCAGAAGTTTTTACTAAATTACCATCAAAATTTTTCTCTTTAAGTTTATTAAACAGCTTTATGAAATTTAACTCAGGTTTTCTATTAAGTTTAGGACTGGATTTCCCTACTGTAGTTGCACCGCCATAAGGTTTTATTTTGTTTAAGGCTTTTGTAACTCTTAGACCTAGATTATAATTGTTCCGTGGTCCAAGGTCCTTGTCTAATGCATCTCTTAGCACTTTGTTCTTAATCATCGGTTCTGGGGATTGCTGATAAGCAAATAACATCATTTCTTTTTCAGTCATTATCTAGCCCTATTTCTTTTAGAAAAGTTTTCAATAGCCTCTCGTAATTCTTTTTTATCCTTTGCTTTTTTACTCATAGGCTTGGATAACTTACCACGCTTCGTGGACCCTGGATCAATGGTATTTAATTTTTTAATTAATTTAGTAATAATACCCCCACCTGCATTTAATGTACGATCTTTTGATTGATCAAAAATAGGTTTAATTTCTTTATCGACGTCTATGTCTTTAAATTTAAAGCCAGGGTTTTCTCTAGCTTCTTCCATTGCTTCTTTTAACATTTTTAATTCTCTAGCTTTTTTATTTTTTTCAGTTTCACCAACCATGCTTTTTAAAAACTTTCTTTTATCAACAAAGTCTTTAACTGTTTCTAATTTTTTCTTTTTAGGTTTTACTAATTTTTTTATAATTTTCATAATACCACCACCTGAACGATCTATACGTCCACCATCTGCTTTACCAAAATCAGATAGGTTATCTTCAAACTTAGTTCCTTCTTCAATAACTTCATCAGAAATTTCAAATGACTCGTCTACAATCTCTCCTGCATTTCCTCTATCACTTCTAAGAGTTGCTGTGCCTTCTTCATATTCATCAGGTATCTTGACAGGTTTTTTATTTTTACCTATAATTATTTCTCCCGGTGTATGACTCATATAAGTTTCTTCAGTTAATGGTTGTCCGTAATAACTTGCTGAATCATCATCAAGTACTTTCATTCTTACAACTTCTTGTTTACCTGTGGTTACATCTTCGGTTAATGTGTAATCTTTATAAGTTTTAACAGTTTGTCTATCAGCTGTTGCAAGTCTTGGTGCATCATCACCTAATGTTTTTATTTTAGCAACTAAGTTT